GATTTATACGTTCATATAGCATCTTCATGTAAAAATTGCGTTCCGAAAGAACAAATCTATAAAAAACCTTTCAATAAGTTTATGATAGATATTAAAGTTCCAAAGGATGTGAAAGTTTACCCTATGTTTGTATAAAAAATCTTAACTATAAATATAATGCCCCCATCTAGAAGCAACGGTAAAAGACATTTAAATCTCCCCCGTAATAATAATAGTGGTAATAGTGGTAATAATATGGTTCGTATTAACCCTATGCCTGGGAATAATCTTAGGGGTAATCTTAGGAAGAATCTTAAGAACCAATACGAACAATACGAACGTACAAGAAAACACAAACGTAGTTCTTTTCAACCAAATGGACCATCTCGCCGTTCTACAAGACGTAAGGCCAATCGTAGATCTAGCCGCAAGTAATTAGAACTGCGGAAGCCCGACTTGAATATCTAAATCTTCTACATCACCTGTACTCATAGATGGCATTGCTGACAAAAATGACAGTGATGTAAAATATGATAATAATGAAGCCGATGACTCTGGTAACAGTTGCATAATAAGTAAAAACAATACTGAACCTATAATAAAATCACGCATTACGGATTTCATTGTTGGTTGTTTCTTTTCAACACTATAACTGCTTATTGCTCCTAACGAAGAAATTAAAGCACCTCCGAATAAAATTCCTACAACAAGCTGGCTCATACTCTGGGAGGTTTAGGGAAAAAACGAACTGGTAGAAAACGCTCGATTTAAAGTGATTCAAATTCTATAGATTCTTCGCCCAAAGTTTCAAAATCATTTAGACTTTCACCTATACCATCCAGAATCTGAATTGATTCTTGTTCTTCATCCTCAGAATTAGAATCATTTCTGTTAGATTCAATATCAATAACTGTATTAACTTCTGCAAACTTTACAGAAGGCTCGGTGTCAACAGAAATTACTGGAGGCTCAAGACTTTTAATAGAAGATTCTTTCGTTGTTTCAAGCGTAGGGAGAGTTAGTACCGGAGATTCCTTTTTAGGTTTTTCTTCAACCTCTTCTTTCTCGTTCTTTTCTTCAACCTTCTCCTCTTTTTCTTCAACCTTCTCTTCTTTTTCGTCTTTTTCTTCGCTATGCTTTTTAATTTTAACTTCCTCCTCATCATCATCATCATCATCAGCATCATCATCATCGTCTTTAAGGTATTCCTTAAGAATATTCTTTACAGGTAACATACTGCGAATAGATTGAAGTATACCATCTTGAATGAGTTGCTCAACTTGACGCATACTTTTTTGTCTTTCAATGGCTGGGCCGGAAGGAGAAAATAAAAATACATTCGACCATAGAATTCTAGCACATTCAATCATTGTATGATGTAAAAAGTGCTCTGTCTTTGGAATTGTAATCTGAAGCTTCTTTTGTTTAGAAGTTAAACGAATTGCAGATAATACTTTTGTGTGTGCAACAAATACAGCGCTTAGTAAATCTTCAAAATAATCACACTTTATATCTTTAATTACAATTCCCGTTTTTATCTGAACCTTTTCATGATTCCACTCGGGTATTTGTTTTAAAGCGTTTTGAAAACTTAATAATAATTTTTTAGAATCTTTTTCAGATTCTTTTGTTTCATCCAATAAATGTAAAAAGAATCCTAAAAACGCTGGTAAACAGAATTGTGTAAGCTGTCTAGTATACTCCGTCTTTGCATCCGCATACACGTTGATACCTTCAGAACCGGGTATATCCATACTCTTTTAATTTGTTTTATCCTTTCTTCTGTTAATTACCGCAATATAATAAGATAATTGTATCCATGGAGAATAACCAGCCCCAATTTTTTTAACAATTTCAGTCGAGTTATAGTCCCAATTATAATGATTTGCTAAACTATAAATAATTTCAATAGGATCATTGCCATTTTTACGAAGTTGAATAATATCTCTAAGTGTTAAATCTGATACATTATTATAATGTGTTCCAGTGATTAAACTACATTTATTCGCAGTTGCTATATTTTTCTGAAAACGGAATGAATGTTTATAATTTATAGATATAGGAATACATCGAGAAAGTATTGGTGGAGAAAGTTTCCAAGGCTCACGAACTTCTAGCATCGATGTTACACTCGGTGAAGAAGTTTCAAGAATTCTTCGCAAAAATGCTTGCGCCTCTTGTGTTAAATCATCAGCACCTTCAATCCAAACATATAAAGGTTCTTTTGACCTTACTTGTTGATGTAGAATTTCTCGACCTTCACGAAGACTGCGGTCTATACGCACATTCCAACGAAATAGTTTTGCATTATTTTTTTTTGCTTCTTGTCTTATATAAAAGGATTTACCTACACCGGGCTCTCCAGATACTAAAAAAGAATTCTTTTTATATGTACTATTCATTAATACATATATAAAGATTATGTTTAGACCTTAAAATATTTTGAAGGATATTGTGTTATAATATATAGACCTAAGAAAAAGCCAATAAAAAATTCTGCAAAATCTATTCTAATATTTTTCTCTCTTACATCAATACATTGATATAATGCATATAAAAGAACTATTATTGGATATTTGGCAGCAAGAATACCAAATACTATATGGAAAAATGAATTATATTTATCCATAAACATACCTCTCATCTAATTACATACTTTTTAACATTTCTTGATACAACGCTTCATCATGTATCGCATTTTTGTGAATACTTTGCATAAGAGGATTTCCTTCGACTGCAGCAATAATTTCACGTTGATTGCGCTCAGCAGCTTGGTCTAACTTCAGAGGAACTCTGTATCTCACTTGCCCTATATCACCAACGCCAGCATTGAAATCCATTGAGCGATTCACAGCATTAGCTCTGTCATTCACAACATCCGCATCAAGTTTCTTTGTTGTTTGATGAATATCACCAGTAAATACTGCTAAGCCGCCATTGCCAGACATAGGAGTGCGCCCTTGAGATACTTTCTCCTTTGTAGGGTTCGTACGCATATTGTAAGCAGATTCGTGACTTGTGAAGTCTTGTTGAGAAGCCATAGGAGTACCATAGTACTCTGACTTTGCAGATATTTGACCTTTCTGTGTAGGCTTCGCAATATCATCAGGGTCATACACTTTCAGTCTATTGGGAGCACTGGCTGAAGAAGGAATGCCTAAATAGTTCCAATTTACAGTAGTTTCTTTTACTGTAGTACGAGCAACATCATCAGACCATACAGTTAATGCGGGAGCACCTTGAGCGTATCCAACGGGTGTTCCAGTTTGTCTTATACTACCAATTGTCTCACCACGATATGTTGGGCGAGCCTTATCGGTATAATGTGTTGGAACAGCGCCAGTATCAGCGGGTGCTAAATTTAGGCCCATTGTACGAGTAGAAGTAGAATTTCTTTCATTTGGTCTTATTTCAATAGAAGAGCGACCATAATCAGCTTCAGGAGCATCTGTGTTGTTTGTAAAATATTCAGTCATATTTGCATTTCGGAATCCAGCACCACCATATTGTTGGGCCATAGGGGTTCTGTACGAACCAGTGACGTAGGATTCACCAAATTCTTGAGATGCTGCAGGACCAATTAACTCTGCTGAAGTATCGGCTCGTGATGTATATTTCATCACTTGGATAGGACGGGTCGCTTCCTTTTGAGCATCTTGAGCAAATGCACCAATATAACGCTCACCAGATTCATCTATGAAAAATGTATCAGGCTTGTATTTGCGAACTTCACCAGGATTTTCAGCAGCATTACCAATAAAACGCTGGCCTGGCACGACTTGACCCTTGTATGTTAATTTAGGATTATCTGCTACACGTAAATCATCCGTTTTAGGCATCTTTTCCATCATTAATTGATTTACTTCCATTTGTTGGAATCCACCCTTGCCTGTAGAGCCGAACTTTTCACCTACACCACTACCTACACGAACTGGTTCAAAAGGTTTCTCACCAGCACGGCTACGAGGTAAGTCAATACGGTCACTGATGAAATTAGAAGAATCCTCTAAACCAAAAGGGTTACCAAAAGGTGTTTGAGCAGTATTAAACATTGTTTCAACTTCTTTTTTCTTAATCTGAGTAACGCCAGAGCCAGTGTAAGAATCTAGAATTCCAGAATTAGTTTGAGGACCTACATTTTGACGAACACGTCCACCAAAGAATGGAACCATGTTATTATGAGTAAAATCAGAAGACGCCACTTGTTGCCCACTTAATGGGCTTGTTACATAATCTCCTTCCATATAATTTGGGTTTTCTTCAACACCATTTGAGGTGTATGATACTTGTGCTGAAATTGTATCAATTGGCTGAGGAGCAGGCTCCGTTCTTGCTTGTGGCAGTGTAGTACCGCCAAATGAAAAAGCTGAGCCCTCTGGTCCGGGATTTGGCTGACTTGGGTAAACCTGACCAAATGGTGTTGCGTAACGTAAGTCTAGTTCAGGATTGCTTCCTTTTATAGAATTACCTTGTTCACTTCTGCTAAGTACAGGTGCTTGTGTTCCTTGTTGCATATTAAAGCCTTCATCATTGCTTCTGGACAATTTAGTTACTAAATATCCAAGACCAACTAATCCGAATGCTGCTAATGCAGATACAGGTTCCATCTATTACTAATGTGTTTTAGACTTTTCTTTATCAATATCACGAGAGGGTATGAAAAAGTCAAATGGTGTCTCAAAAGCAAGTTGTGGTTGATGAGGTAATGCTTCCCAACGATTCCATCCAGTTGCTCGTAGAGTACAAGGAGGATTATTCAAACGGTTAAATAATTGTGGCACGGACTCATCTGGCGGTGCAATATAAGGAGCATTTGTAAATGTATTTGTTGTAGGATTATGTTGAATATTATTATTCTTAACACGAGTACTGAGCCTATTAATATTTCTTAAATCAGACTCTACATCTGTTTTCCATGCATCCATAACATAACTTCCTCCTGACTTTTGTATGCGTGTAGTTGCATCTACAGGATAACTTTCAAAGCAGTTAATACCGGGAGGATTAGCATAATATTTTAAAGCATAATTTGTAATTCTTAAATCATCTTGTGTATGAAATTCATCCCATTTAGAACGAGTCATATTTCTTAAAAAATCACCACTTGAAGCCATATCTATTATATTTAAAACTTATTCTTAGCCATACAAGATTCTTTCTTGAATGTTAAAGGAGCAAATGTTGCAGGATATGACCACATTTGATATTCTTCTCGTGCAACAGGTGTTGCATTTACTGCAAGAGTATTCTTAGGATTCTTGCGCTCAATTTTATTAGGATTGCTAGATGGTAAATGTTCACGTAATGGACCCCATGTATTAGGTCTTGTAATACCCATTAAATCAGATTCTAAATCAACACGGCTACCTTTAATATCATATACATCATTGCCACCAACTAATCCTAAAATATGACGTTTAGGTTTTACATGTTCAAACTCTGATACAAAGTAGTCATATACTTGAGGGTTTTCCTTTTTTTCAAACACGTGAGAAGATGGTTTCTCATATGCTTCAAAATAACTATTCAGCGCCATTTATCTAACCATAGTTAGCAATTTAACAGTTCACGTCTCTTATATAAGAACGACTGGGTAATCCACCATGAATCCAACCGGGCGAAGCGACCTCAGGGATTAAATTCTTAGGGTTCTGGATATTATCCTTGACTGTAGGAATTAAAGGAGTGTATTGCTGTGTGAATTCTTGTTCACTCACAGTGCCACATTCCTTTCCTTGACGAACTTGCTCAGAGTGTAATAAATAAGATTCAACTTCAGCATTACCACGACCACCGCCCATAAAAGGAACACTTAAGAATGGGCGAGCCTGTTGACGAATATTACATTTGTTGTTATTAAATTCAGGTTGATTGCGCATTAACGAATCACTGTCAATAAAATTATTATTATAACCATAGCCTTCACGAGGAAATAACATAAGATTCTTTGATGCTAAAGGATTCACTTCACGAGCATTTGGCACTAAGTTTGTCGTAGCATAATTACCAGGGCCGACAGATTGTCCAAAATATTGTTCAATGCCGCAAGTGTCATCTCTTGTATGTGTCAAACGGTTGATCTCCATCTACCAAAACTATATTTTTCTTAAATCAAAATAGAATGAAACCTGCTTCAAAAAAACTAACAAAGAATTTTTGTGATTGTATAAAAAAGGTTCGTAGATATATAAAACCTAGAAAAGGTACAAAAGAATCTGCATCAATTGGTATTTGCGTGAAAAGTGTTTTACAAACGAAAGGAAAAACTTTACGTAAATTTAAATGCCGTAATGGAAAACTTTTTACAAGAAAGATGAAGAATTAATTATTAGAAGTTAGCCATGGTATAGCTCCACCCGCCGTGCCTGTTTGCATAGAGCAACTTTCCCGCCCACCTTCCTTACATGTCTTCCCTGGAATCTTATACAGCCAATTCTGGTAAGATTCTTGGTCATTAGGAACAGTTGTACTTGGCATTGTATAGAATTGACGCTGGCCTTGTGATTTATTAAATACATCCGTAGGATCATTTATAAATTGCGTTTTGAAGAAATCTTCTAACTGAATTGATACGGAAGGGTCAAATACAGTTGCTGCTGATGGGCGAGACGGGTTGTATTTAATTTCATCGACTAATACATTCATAAATGGATTTTTAGCATTTGGATATGTTACTTGTTCACCAATAACATCTTCAAAAAGACCATCCGGGACACCAGATTCTTCTTGTTGGAAATTTTCAGTAATAACTGTGTCGGAGCTAGAATCATATCTTAAATACCACATAATAGCATGTAAAACAGTTAAAATCATAAATACAATAAATACATTTACATTTTGTAAAAGATATGCACTAATACCTCCTACCACTGTTAAAACAAGAAAAGCAAAAATAACATGATTTACTATGTCACTTTTACAGCATGTTTTCACTTTATCGACCGAATATGATTGCGAAAATACTCTTATATCTTCCCAAACATATTTATTACATTGTCTGTCCATCTACTTTTGCTCTACACAGTATTATTTCTTTGTTGCATTATTTTGTTTCTTTTTTGCTTCTAACTTCTTTTTTAGACGCTCACGTACAATAGACATACGAGCACTACCTTCCTTACCAGCAGCACGTGCCATGTCCATATCTTCAAAATTAAATGCAGTTTTGAAACCTTCTAGAATTTCTACAAATGCCGGATTATTTTGGAATTCTTCCATTAGTTCCTCTGCTTCACGAGCTAACTCTTGAGGCCTTAGTTGGCCGGATTGAATCTTCTGTTGGAGTTTCTTACCAATCTTTTGAAGAGCATTTTGAATTAAAGTAGGATTCTTTGTTGACATGGAAATGAGAATCTCAAAAGCACGGGTAGGGTCTTTCTCACATGCTTCTAAATCCTCTGCGCTAAATCCAAAATCTTCAGGGTCAAATTCCTTTACTAAATCTTCAGCAAGTTTCGCCATTTGACCTTTTAGAAACTTCTCAGGAAGTGGTGGTAAACTCTCACCTCGTTTTCCAAAGAGTTCAAATAGTCGGGAAGACATATTATTGAAATCAACTTTCTCCATACGAGTTCTCCATTCACGCATCATGCTGTCAACCCAATCTTGAGAAACTCCTTCCACATCACCAGTTGTATAGATTACACAAAGGTCCAGAATAGAATTATATTCATTAATGGCCTTTACTGTATTCTTAGATAGTTGGTCCCATACACTATTTGGAATAACTACACCGGGCAATACAAGATGGTCTTCAGCGGTTAGACGCTTCTTATATACATTTGATTTATAGGCATCCATGCGCTGCTCACTAGGAATAGACTTTGCTGCAGCAATCTCGAGTTTTAATTCTGGGCAAGTTCCTTCCAGATCTACACAGAATTCATCATACTTGGATTGAAATGTCGCCTCCATATTCTTTCTTAAAATTATCTTTTAAATATGTATATTTTCACGCCGCCTTATAACGTTCAACCAAAGTATTTAGAACTTTTAGATAATTCCAAATTGATTTCTTATTAGAATCCGACATTGTATGCCAATGCTTATTAAAAATAGTGAGTGCTGGTGAAATTTCATTAAACTGGGTTTCAATCATTTTACTAGCATATTGAATAATAAATTCAGCATCTTCATTCTTAACGGCTTCACTTACAGCCTTAAATACATTTTCGTAGTATAATTCCATAGCTATTCTTGGACTACTCGCTTTAGCGAACTTAATAATTTCTAATGCACTTTTAATATCACGTTCTTCTGGAAAACTTTCAGAAAGGTCTTCAAAAAAACGAATCAATTGATTATTAAATGCTCCTAAAAGGCTTGTCATTCTCTTATATTGATTTATCGATAAATCTTTATGTATTTTTTTACATCACCTGTCTTTTTTGGGGCATACCAACATCTCTAGACCTTTGATATTCTTCCATTTGTTTATCAAACATTTCTTCTTTCTTTGATTTATTTCTTCCTTGCTCTGTTTTTCCGGGGTTATAATCTTGTGATGTTTTATCACCAACTGCATTATTGCCGTTTAAAAATGAAAATGCGCCAGGGATTGTTAATCCACCGTTTCCAGTAGAGCTTGTATCAGAATCATTGAAACTATATCCAACATTCTTAGAAAAACTAGTATGTTCAGTATAATTCCACCCTTCTAACCCTGAAGATTCAGCAGGTCCTTGTTGACTATCTTGCTGGCTCTGCATTTTCTTTTCATATAGCCAGTTCATCACTTCACCATCCGTGCGAGGCTCTGGCTCTCCTTGAATTACAAGTGTAGGCACTTTCTTCAACCATTTTGGTAATGCTTGGTTATTTGGCGTGTCAACTGAAATAAATTGGAACTGTGCTTTATAAGGTGTCTGGGATATTTCCATAATAAATGCCTTTGACCAAGAACACTTTGTCGAATAGTAGCATATGTTCTTTTTATCCATTAATAGTTTCTTAGAACTATCTATATTTTAGAAAACGCATTGATGTATAAAACCCAAAAAAATGATTCATATGATTCTGAAAGAATCCGTATTCATTAATTTTTTGGGTTCATAAAACCCAAAAAATTGATTAAACTATTAAAGAATTATATGTTAGTTAAATAAGATGACAAAAGCCGGAGGAGTTTCTTTCGAAAATATTCATTATGAAGATAAATATACTCTTAAATTCCAACTAAAGAACACTGATGTAAGTTATGCGAATACTCTTCGTCGCATTATGCTATGCGAAGTACCTTCTGTCGGATTTCGTGCTGAAATTCTAAAAGACGGAACAACCAGTGATGTAAAAATTCTAAAGAATACAACTGCAATGTCAAATGAAATGTTTGCCCACCGTATTGGTCTAGTACTTCTACAGGCTACACCAACTGGATGGGACCCAGCAAAATATGAGTTCCGTCTTGATGTAGAAAATACTAGTGATAAGCCTCTTGATGTAAAGGTTGCAGATATTGAAGTATATGAAAATAATGATGGTGAAATGATTAAGATTCCCAATACTAAATTCTTTCATCCCGACAGTGTATCACATGATACATGTCTTCTAGCTGTTCTAAAGCCTAAGATTGGAACCAATAGTATTGAAACAGTTGCTTTTAAAGCAAAGGCAACAGTTGGTATTGGGCGTGAAAATGTTCGTTTTAGCCCTGTCAGTCAGTGTTCGTATTCTTATACTCGTGACAATTCCCCTGAAAAGAAGAATAAAATTTTCACAGAATGGCTTGACCGTCACAAGAAGATTAATGCACAAGAACTAGAGCAGGATTCTGAGCGAAAGAAAATTCTTGAACGTGAATTTGAGACTATGGAAGCGGCTCGTTGTTTCATGATGAATGAGAAAGGTGAGCCTAATAGTTTTGATTTTGTTGTAGAAAGTTGTGGTGCATTCAATCCCTTTGATATTATTATTGAAGCTCTAAAGGTTATCGAGCGTAAGTGCCACGCATATGCTGGTTTAGATAAAGGAGAGCTACCTGATAATGTAAAGATTCAGCCCACTAAGAAAGAAGCACGTGGATTTGATATTTACTTCCAGCATGAAGACCATACTCTTGGTAATCTTCTAACCACATGGATGGATGAAAATATTCTTGACATTCATGGTCTCAAAGAAAACCATATTACTTTCTGCGGTTATTGTGTGCCTCATCCTCTTCGTGATGAAATGCTAATGACTGTGTTGGCGAAAGATGATATTATTTGCCGCAAAGCAATTGCAGCAGCCGCAATGAATTGTGGAAAGATGTTCGGTATGTGGCGTGAGAAACTTATGACGAGCCGTGTCTAAATAATTATGTTATGTTTTACATAACTAAATTATTACTTTCTAGATTTTTTTAGTTTACGTGTTTTTCTTCTATTACCACCTCGTGCTGGTGCTGGTGCTGGTTTTGGTGCTGGTCTTGGTGATGGAGATGGAGATGGTCTTGGTGATGGAGATGGAGATGGTCTTGGTGATGGAACTGCTCCACCTTTTTGTTTCATAATATTCATCCTATTTTATACAAATATTTAATCCACCTCCTCCACCTTTGGCTGAGGAGCAGAAGGAGCATCACCACCTTCAGGCATCTTAGACGCATATAGTTTCATCATAATCGGCTGAATCTGTGATTCAATCGACTTACGTTCCTTCTCATACACATCAGCCTCTTCATCCGTATGGTCATCTAGCCACGCAAGACCCTTGCTTACTGCATCTTCCGCACTCGCTACATCATTATCACCAAGTGTCTCCTTTACCTTGTCTTCACGCAGTGAGTTACGAACATTGTATAAATAAGATTCAAGCTGATTTTTTGCCTCAACCTTCACCATACGTGCTTTATCTGCCTCCGCATTCGCCTCTGCTTCGCTTACCATCTTCTCAATGTCTTCTGTACTTAGACGACCCTTTTCATTCTTAATCGTGATACTATTCGACTTGCCAGTAGACTTCTCAACGGCACTTACAGAAAGAATACCGTTGGCATCAACATCATATGTAATCTCAATCTGGGGAACGCCACGAGGCATGGGAGGAATTCCTTCTAGACGGAACGTGCCAAGCAGATTATTGTCCTTTGTGAATTGGCGCTCGCCTTCAAATACACGGATATCAACTGCAGGCTGGTTGTCAGAATACGTGCTAAATGTCTGAGACTTCTTTGCAGGAATTGTGCTATTACGCTTAATAAGAGGTGTCATAACATTACCACTAGTCTCAATGCCAAGACTTAGAGGAGTTACATCGAGTAGTAATACCGCACTGGTTGCTTCATCCTTCGAGTTGCCAGAAAGAATGTGAGCCTGTACCGCTGCTCCATACGCAACGGCCTCATCAGGATGGATTGTGTGGCACAGCTCTTTACCATTAAATAGCTCCTTTAGCAACTGCTGCACACGAGGAATCCGAGAAGAACCACCAACAAGCACAATATCGTCAATATCCGCCTTTGATACCTTGGAGTCACGGAGCACAGACTCTACAGGTGCCATTGTTGAGCGGAATAAGTCGTCGCATAGACTCTCGAACTTCGCACGAGTCAGCATAATCTGCATGTCGATTCCCTCAGCGATACTATCAACCTCGAGCATAGCCTGGCTAGAAGTAGAAAGAGTCTTCTTTACTCGCTCAGCGGCA